CCGCTTCGGGCAGCGTCGGTGCTTTGAACTCCTGCACCACGTTCTTCTGCACCGGCTTGGGCGTCTTCTCCACGTTCTGCGCCACCTTCTGCGGCGCCGCCTGGATCCCGGACTCCACCTCATCAGCCGTGCGGATGATCACCTGCACGTCATCCAGCACCAGATCAAAGAAGCGCCCGACAAAAGGGCCTAGGTCCACCGGTGCGGAGGCCTTCTGCAGCGCTTTGCTGATCGCCTGCTGACCGCTTTGCGTCAGGCCATAGGCGCGGAAGATGCGGCGGATCTCCTTGGTGAGATTTCCGCTGTAGAGGTATTCGGTGGTGATGTATTCGCTAAAACCCGAGCCCCCCGGCAGGCCATTGGTGCGGTTGTAGTCCTTAACGCCCAAGCGACCGGCGGCCTCAGCGCTAGAGATCATCGTGGCTTCAGTCTTGGCCTTCAGCCGAAACTTCGGGTTGTAGACGAGAAACTTCAGCTCCTCTGGGTTGGCGGCATAGGCCGCATTGCGGATCTCATCGGCCAGCTGCGTCTTCTCGGCCTCTGACAACCCCTCGGGTGCGATCTCTTCGTATTCGTACTGTTCTTCCTTGGCCGTGGTGTAGGCACCGCCTTGAATGTTGCCAGTGGTCCGATAAAGGTCTTCCACAAACTGCTGGTTGACCTTGGCCAGCCCCGTGATCGTTTTGCTGTAGCGCTTGAGCACCCGGTTGTCAGGCCCAGCGGTCTCCTCGGCCGTGATGTTCGTCTCGGTGATCTGCAGCGGAATCAAACCACCATTGCTGTTGCTGATGCGCAGCGTGGTGCTGGTCTCGGTTTTGCTGTTGGTCCAGCTGCTGCCCAGATTCAGCTTGTGACCTTCTGCACCAGGATCCTCGGCAGTGGGCGCCTCCGGCGTAGTGATCGGCAGCGCCTCGGGCCGCGTCGGCACCGTCAGCGTCTCGGGGATTTTCTCCGCGACACCCACCGCTGGATTGACCGGATCGGCCACGGCGTTTTCAGGCGCCACCAGCTGAGGCACCTCCAGCGGCAGGTCATTGGTCTGCACCAACGCCTCGCTCTGCCCCACACCGGAGGCCACCGGCGCTGGATCCTCACCGCCTTCCGTTGGGGCGATGTCGATCAGGTCACTGATCAGGATCGAGGGGCCTTCAAGGTTGGCCGGCTGCAGCTCGATGCTGATGATCGTGCCGTCCTGCTGCTGATAGGCGATGCGGCCTTCGGAGACCATGGCATCGCTGAGGAACTGCACATAGCCCTGGCCCATGTCAATGCTGCTGGCCGTCTTGCGCGTGCTCAGCGTTGGCAACGTCGCCTGAAGCCCCAACCGATCAGCGGCCAGCTGCGTGGCTTCCGCCATGCGGATGCTCAGCCCCGTGCCCGGTGCGCGGCCATTGACCACATCCAGCAGGCCGCTCTGCACCACACCGCCCTTGCGGCTTTTCTTGTAGGCCAGCTCATCACCCACCTGCACCGTGGTCTGACGGGTCAAGGGGTTGGCAAAGGCTTTGAGCACCCGCAGCCGTGAACGCGGAAAGCGCGCTACCTGCGTCTGATCTGGCGTGATGTAGCCCAGCTGCACTTCATCACCGGGCCGAGCGGTGATCAGTCCTGCCAGCACCAGCTCACCGGTGGTAGTGATCACGCCATTGCCTTGCGCGTGATCGTCGCTCAGTGACCCGGAGATGACCGGGCCAAGGTTGCAGAGCACCTGTGCGCGTGCATCCAACACCATCAGACCTGCTCCACCGTCAGGGTCACGGTCCACTGGTTGACCTTCAGGCCGCCGACAATGCGCGCCTCAACCGAGGCTGTAGGTGGTGCCGTTGGAAACCAATCCCCTACTGCTGGTGTGCTCTGCACCGTGGTGCTCACCCAGTTGCGCAGGGTGTTGTAGGCCGCCTCATTGGCGACGGTGCCGGTGATGGTGCGCACAGCCGAAGCGCGCAGCGGACCGGTCAGGTAGGCCGTGCCGCCAGCGGTGCGCTCCAAGGTGGGCAGATCATCCAAGGTCTCCATCGGCTCGGTGAGCGTGATGGTCACCCCGCCCAAGGTGACGGTGCCAAGGTTCGGCAGCAGCGCGTCATCGGCTGCCGCGCTTTTCTCCAGCGCTTTCTTGGCCACCGCCAAGGCCTGCGTGGCATCCACCAACGTGGCCGTGAGCTGCACATAGGCACCCACCTGCTCAAAGCTCGGCGCTTCGCTGAACCAGCAGGACACACCGCTGACCGTGAGGCCATTGGCACTGGCCGAGAGGCTCACCGTGCTGCCGACGCTGTTGGTGGCAATGCTGTCGCCATCGGCTTGGCGATTGCTCAGCCAGGTGTCAAAGATGCTTTTGAACTGCCCCAGCTGCGTGCTGTTCAGTAGCCCCGCCACGGTCCACTGCCGCGCGGCGAGGCCATTGCGCACGTCTTCAGCTTCGTAGCCAAAGGGCTGAGCGGTGAGCGTGCTGATGGTGAGGCCGTTGATCGTGACACTCATCTCAGCTGCGTCCGCTCGCCTTCACGCTTGCACTTGAGTTGCCACCGCAACCGCCGCCTGAAGCATTCATAGTCACGTTGACAATGTTTGCTTCTGCTGTGTTCTTTGCGATTGATTCCAACAAGCTATTCATCCTTGCAAAAACTTGGCTGCCGTCGATGGTGGTGTTCACCTGCGCCTGGAACGCGTTGGCCAGATCACCGCGCGCCTGCGAGGCACCCTGCAGCTCCTGCTTGAACTGCCCAGCCGCGACAGAGGCCGCAGAGGAGTATTGGACGGTGTTCTGCAGCTGGCGGTTGACATCGGCCTGGATCTGGGCGCGCTGCTGATCGGTGCCGTAGGCCTCTAAGGCGTTGAGGGCAACGAGGCGCTCATTGGAGAGGCGCTCAGCGGCGGCGGCCTTTTGCTCTTGGAAGAGTTGGGAGCGCAGCCCACCAAGCCGCACCTCATCGGCGTAGGACTGCTTTGTGAGATCCAGCAGCTGGTTTGCAATCTCCAGTTCCTTTTGGGCGGCAGGGTCACCGCTGGCCGCAGCCTGCTGCGCCTTGAGCTGGTTGATCTCCGCCTCCAAGATGGCGCGCTTGGCAGCCGCCTCGGATTTCTGCACTTCAAACTGCAGGCTGGCCTCTTGGCTGGCCAGTTCGGAGCGCAGGCCATCGCCTTTGATGCGGAACTCGGTGATGGTCTGATCGAGCTTGGCCTTGCCGTAGACCTCCTGCAGCCGTGCCCGCTCTTCATCGCTGCCGGCCAGCGCCTGCGCCTGCTGCAGCTCCTGATCCAGCAGGCTTTTGACCGTGTTGGAGCGGTTCAAGGTGGCATCGCTGCGCACCTTCTCGATCTGCCCAACGAGGTTGTATTCCTGGGCATAGAGCCCAAGGCGCTGCTCGGATGCCTTGAGCTGCTGCACCTGCGCTTCAAGGGAGCTGTTCCACTGCCCTGTCAGCGCACCGACAGCGGCGCTTTGCTGCTGCACTTGGGCAGTGCCTTGCGCAGTGGCCGCCAACTGCTGCGTGCTGTTCTGCACGCCTTGCGCACCGATCTGCTGCAGGATTTGCTTCTGCGCTTCAAGGCTGGAGAGGGTTTCCGTCAGGTCTTTGCGCACCTGCGGGCCGACCAAAGACAGGCTGAGGCGTGGGTCATTGAGCTGGCCCTTGATGCGGTTGATTTCGCTATCAACGGCCTGCGACTGAGCCGTGATCTTGATCCGGGCCTGCAGTGACTCAATGTTGGCCTTGACCTTGGCAATGTCGCCATCCAGCTGAGTGGTATCAATGCCAGGAGGCTTGAGCTTTTTCTCTAACTCCAGCTGCCCCAACTCTTTCTGCGAGTTCTTCAGTTCATCGTTGAACTTCTTGATCTCCGGCGTCACTTTGGTCGCCACCGTGTTGGCCAGCAGGCCAAGGCCTGGCAGCTGGAAGGCTGTGTCGCGGCCTTCAATACTAGAGATTTCCAAGCCAAGGGCAATGATCTCTGATTTCAGCCCTTCAGCATTAACACCAGCTTTTTGCAGCGCCTCAGCCTGCTGCTGAATCGCAGCGGCCTCACTCTTGAGCTGCTCAACGCGGGTTTGCTCGCCGATCACTTGCCGCACCACGTTGGCGCGCTGCTCCAGTTGCTTCAGGCGGTTCTCAGCGTTCGTGGTGTCGAGGCCGTATTCCTTCTGCCGCTGGATCTCAGAGGTGACCAGCTCAATGGCGGTGGTAATGCCAGCAAGCTGCTGCTCCGCTGGCGTGAGGCTGATGCTGTTGATCGTCTCGGCGATCTCAACAAACGCATCGCCAATCCCCGAGAGGTTGCTGCTGGTGAGCAGATTGCTGAAGGCGTTGCCTATGGCAGCGATGCCGCTACTGATCGTCTGACTGGAGATGTTGGCGGCCTGCGCGGCAGCACCGGCGCTATTGCGCTGGTTGTCCAGAAATTGGTTGTACTTCTGCAGCTGGTCGTTAAGCAGCGGCTGCACCGCCGCCAAGGCTTCAATCGAGCCGAACAGCACATTGTTCTGCGCTGCATTGCCCTTGGTCTTGACCGCCACGTCCTGCAGGAAGGCACCCAAGCCTTTGGCCTGCAAGGCCTGAGCGTTGAACTCCAGCCCCAAGCTGTTGGCCAGCTGCGACGCTTCTGCTGTGGGCTTGAGGATGCTGCTGATCGCCTGCCGCAGGCCAGCAAAGGTGGATTCCACCGGCACACCCTGAGCCGTGGCAGCTGAGATCGCAGCATTCAGCTCATCAATGCCAACACCAGCGGCTGCCGCGATGGGTGCCACGCGACCGATCTGATCGGCGTATTGACCCACCACAATCTTGCCGTCGTTCTGCGTGGTGATGAAGCCATCGACGATCTTGGTGGCGTTCTCTGCCGAAAGCCCATAGGCATTGAGCACCGAGGTGGTGGCATCGGCCACCGTGTTCAGATCGGAGAAGCCGCCTTTAGCGCCTTGAGCTGAGGCCTTGAGGATTGCGGTGGCATCAGCAGCCTTGGCAAAGCCAGCCGAAGCCACGTCATAGGCAGCCTTGGAGAGCTGCAGCGTGCTGGTGTTGGCCTTCAGCTCAGCGCTCACCACGCGCAGGTTGCTGCCCAGCTCAACGGTGTCTACGCCCAGCGTGCGCAGAGCTGCAGAGGCTTCATCGGCTTGAGCCAGCTGTTGAAAAGCCTTGGCAGCCGTGGCCACCAAGCCCAGCTGCAACGCGATGTTCTTGATCTCATCGCCCAACGCACGAAACACTTGGCTCTTGCCAGCAGTGCCAGCGAAATCGGCCAGGCCCTGCGCTGCGAGCTGCTGCTTGGGGATGAAGCGCCCAAACTCATCGCGCAACCGACCGGTGGAATCGGTGAAGCCCTTGACGGACTGATCGGCTTGGCGCAGCCCGGCCTGAAACGCTTGGTCGTTCAGCTTCAGGTCAAAGACCGCTTCACCAAGCGACTGGGCCATGATTCACACTTTCCTAGGCAAAGTTGCCTAACTGTCTAAATACTTCTGCATGAAGACACTGATCGGAAACTTGCCCAGAGCCGGGCGAATCCAGTCTCTTGGCGGCATCCGATTGCCCGCCTTGGTGCTATAGCCAAAGTAGATCGGTGCGCCGTAGCCGATCCAGCTGTAGCGGTATTGCAGCGGGCTGATCTGGGTGCGCAGCTGGCTTTGCCGGAAGGCACCGCTATCTACGATGTCGCGGGGACTGCGGACCTTCTCACGGCCGCCACCTTTGCGGTTGTAACTGCCCCGTTGCGTTTCCGTGGGCCAGTTGAACTGCTTGGTGGTGATCTCTTTGGTGAACTGCGCCTCTAGCAGCTGGCTGTAGGAGGCAAAGGCCTGCCGCACCTTGGCTTCTAACTCTTTGCTGTTGAAGTTGACGCGGACATCCATGGCTCACTCCTGGCGCACCGCGTCGAGGATCACAGCGTGGCCGAGAGGAGCTTCTAACAGCGCACCGATGCCTTGGCGGCCGTAGGCGCTCCGAGCTGCCACCAGCGTCACCTCAAAGGTGCTGCCGTCGTCGATCTCCAGCGTGCCGGTCATGCCTTCCAGCACCGCGTCATCCAACAGCTGCGGATCGGTGGCATACCCCTCAAAGCGTGAGGTACGCACATCCACGCCAGCGAAGTTCTGGCCGATGGTGGCGCCAATTTCCTTGAGGAAGACCCGGTAACCCTGCGCAGTGGTGTTGGCGACCACGTTGCCGGTTGCCGGGTCTGTTGTGGTGCCCGCTGCAGGGAGGTGAAAGGTCACCTCCCCATTGCTGTAGGCATTAAGCGGGCTGGCCATCAGTTAGCTCAGGGGCTAGGTGCAGTTGCAGCGGTATAGGAATAGCTCCCATAACCCTGGAGCGAAAATGAGACAGTCGCTATACCGCCAGCCTCAATCGACTCAGAGAAATCGGTGATGATGCCGATACCGGCGTGCTTCTCCACGGTGCTCACGGATGCACCAGGATCAGGCGATTCCCGATACCACTTCACGTATTGACCGGTGGGGGCATCCATGGCTGCATCTTTGATGAGCTGGTAGCCCGCATCCACGGTGTCTAGGTTCATCACCATCTGCATGGAATAACCCTGCGAGGTGGCCACAGCCTTCTGGAAACCACCAGAGGTCGAGTAGTCGGTCACCGTCTGAGTTTCAGTGGTGCCTTCAATACCGGCGTTGGTGAGATTCAGAATCTCCGTAAGGCCGGTGCTGCTGGTGGGGTGGGCGGCATCAGCAGAGGTGGCGTCGGCCATCCAGAGCCGATACCCGATGGCGGACATGAAGGCCAAGGTGGGCGCTCCTAAAGCGGTCTGCCTGAAATTGCCAATCAGGAACGCAGCAGCTCTGCCTGGCCGCCTTGCTTGGCGTAGAGGTTGGAGAAGCGCCAGTCGTAGCCGATGGCGAGCGATAGCTGCTCACGCCAGTACGCCTGTTGGGTGCGGATGCCGGCGAGCTTGGCTTCGGGGTTGCCGGGCTGCCATTCGAGAACGTCGGCGCGGATCAGGCCGAGGTCTTCTGAGGCCTTGCTCTCGAAGCTGGTTTCAAGGGTGTTGAGCTTGCCGATGGCGGTCTGGCTGGTGGTGATGGATGCCGCTGAGGCTTCACCCATGAGCACATCGAGGTGATCGAGGGCGATGTTGGTGGCCGGGATGGCCAGATGCCGGCGGATTGCTTCGCGGTCAGTGGAAACCCAGGCCATGGCGGGTGCTTTTGCTTAGGTTGCCCCTTCCTTGAGGCGTGGCGGGATCCACAGCGCCTCCGGTGCCTGCTCCATGCCGAGCGCCTTCTCAAAGGGCGATGGGCCGCTGATCGGTTTCTTACCTGCGGCCTCCAGATCAGCCAGCACATCAGCGCGGCTCTTGGCTTCCGCCTGCGGATCCACCAGGCCTAGCTCCACCCATTTCGGATCCCATGGCGTGACGGTGCAGCGGCAATTCGGGTGCGCTGGCGCCACCACATCACCGAGCTGGTAGACCTTGCCGTGCCGTGGGGCGCAGTAACCGCAGGTGCGGCTGCTGCCGACCGCCTGCCATTGCACCTGCTTGATGCCTTCGGCCTCATAGCGCAGCTTGGTGCCTTCCACCATCGCGGCGGCCATCTCCGTGCGGGCGACGGTTTGCGCGCGGCTCTTGGTCAGTTCGACGCTGTTCTGCAGGGTCTTGCGCAGCTGCCGCCAGCTGTCCCCTTGCGCCAAGTGAAACTCCACACCGCCGATGATGCGGCCGCGTAGATCCACCTCCACCAAGCGATTTAGGGCGGCAAAGGCTTGCGTACCTTTCCCGCCTGCGGCGTAGTTAGCCAGAGCGTTCTGCCGTTGGGCCGCAGCAATCATGGCGCTGGGGTTTTGCTGCACCATCGCTGGGGTCAAGATCGCCGTGGGATCGGCAATGGCATCAGCGAAGACCGCAGCGGCTTGCTCTGGGTTGAGGCGCATTGCCTCTTGCTTGACCTTGTTGAGTTCGGCCAGCGCCCAGAAGTCCGAGGCCTGTTGCCCATCCAGCAGGGCTTGATTGACCACCTGCTGCAGCTGTGGTGGGAGGCGCATGGTCTGCAGCTCCTGCTCCAGCTGCTGGCGGAGGATCAACAGCTGCCGCAGCGGCATGTCGTTGCCGCCACTGAGCGCACGCTTGTAGGCGATCTCGATGCGACCTTCAAGGGAGCGGTAGGCATCGGTGAGGCCGTTGATGATGTCGCGCTCAAACGGGCCGAGCAGCGCATCACTGAGCCGCTCCCAGCTGTCGGCGGCGTTCATCAGCTACCAGGCTGCAGCGCCTGCGGCGGCGCCATGATGCCCTGCTCCAGCAGCAGCCGATCCCGCTCCAGCTGCGACTCCAGTTGCCGCTGATCGCTGCCGTCAAGGCCGAGCACTTCGGCTTCTACGTCGAAGTCGATGGGCAGCACACCGCCGCGTTGCAGCAGCTCCAGCGTGGTCTCCTTGCTGATGTAGCCGCCATCAGCGAGGCTCTGGATCTGCGCCACCTGCTGCGGTTCAAGGCGTGACTCCAACGCTTGTGCAGCGATCTGCAACGTGCCGGTGGGTTCGTCGCCGGTGTAGGCGCACCAGAGGAACTGCAGCTGCTCAAACAGGCTGGCCTTCTGCATCCCAGCCAAGGCCAGACCGCTTTGCACCTGCCCGGCCTGCAAGCGGGCCTGAGTAGCAGTGACGGCTTCTTGGCCGCTCATGAACGCCAGCGTCTCGTTGTTGATCAGCTCTTCGATGTGGCGCAGGTGTTCCTGCTGCTGCTGCAGGCTGCTGCCGGAGGGTTCCGCGAAGCGGAAGTCGCCATCCACCGGCACATCGACGACGCTGTTCGGGCCGATCACCAACGGTGGCGGGGTTTGACCGTCCATCAGCAGCGCACCACGACGCACCGGCACCGGCAAGGCGCAGCGATGCAGCAGCTCGTTGAGATCAGAGCGGCTGCGGTAGTGCTGCAGGGTGAGCAGGGCTAGCTCACGGAACGGCGGCAGACCATGCCCCCAACGCTGCGGCTGCGGTGAATACCAGACCAGCGGCACCTCGGTCAGGCTGGTGAAGCCTTCCTCCACCAGCTGCAGCTTGGTGGTGGCACCGAGCTGTTTGTTCAGCGCATAGACCTGAAAGGCACCAGGGGTGAGCACGCGGAAGTAGGGCTCCACGGTGAAGCCGAAGCTGCCGGCATCCACCTCACGCCATTCGAGCAGCGTGGCCTGCACCAGCTGCTCTTGACCGGCGATGTATTCGGTCTTCCAGTTGAGGATGTTGCGGCGCTCCAGCAGCACCAGGTAGGGCTGCCGGCCGAGGGCAAGGCGGTCGGCTTCGGAGGGAACGGCGACCTGCTGCGGCATTTCCACCATGACGGCGCAGCCGCCATCGCGCATGGCGAGGCTGTCGGCCATGGCCATGAAGGCCGTCAGGTTGTTGCCCAGCTGGTCCACATCCTCCAGCTGTTGCTCCAGTGAGCCGGGCAGATCGCTGAGGGTGAACTGCGACAGGATCCCGCTCATGGCCTCAATGGCCTTGCGGAAGCTGGGCACGTAGGTGGCGCGCGCTAAGCGGTTGCGATAGGCGCGGTCGGGCTCCTTGGTTTCCTGCGGCAGGTAGGTGGCTTCACTACCGCGCAAACCGAGCCAGCAGTCGGCTAGCAGCTGCAGATCGGGCTCAATGTCCCGCAGGACCGGATGCTTCCAGGTCGGCAGGTTGGGCGCATCGAAGAGATCGCCGTCAATGGCAGGCCTGCCGTCCATCCATGTGGTTTTCTTCCGTGCCTGAAATTGCCGGTGATTAAGACAGCGCGAAGCGCACTTGATAGCGAGAGATCTTGAGGTGAGAGGCGATGCGTTGCTGCGACCAGCCTTGGCGGCGCAGGCGATGGATGCGTTGGCTGCGGGATTCAGTGGCCCAGAGGATCACACCGAGGGCGATCACGATGGGGAACACCAGCGCCCACAGCAGGGCGGTGATGGTCATGGTTGAAAGGCTTGGGGTTCGCGGTGGTGAGCTGCTGCTCAGCGCTGCCGCAACCCATCAATAGCATCTGCGGCTCGTTAGCGCAAGTCCTTGGGCTAGAGCCAGCCAGCATCCATCTGATCGTCGGCGGAGTGCAGCTCAAAGCCGCCCAGCTCATGGCCCATGCCAGCGGTGGCGCGTAGGTCCAGCTTCAGCTCCTCGGCCGTGATGCCGAGCTTCTCGCACACCTGCGCCATGGTTTCACCGCGTTCCAACAGGCGTCTGGCGTGCATCCCGCGCTGACGGACCGCACCGGGGGCCTTGAGCCAGAAGTTGTGATCGCGGATGTAGTGACGCCACTCACCCAGGATGAAGGGCAAGGCGATGGTGGAGAACTTGAAGCCGGTGGCGGCGTCGTATTTGCGCACCGCCTTGAGCAGGCCGATCAGGCCCAGGCTGTAGAGATCCTCGATCTCAATGCACTTGTACTTGTGGTGCTGCTGCTTGATGATCAGCTTGAGCAGGGGGATGTGCTGCTGCACCATGCGCTCCTCAAGGCGGCGCTGGCGCGGGCAGTGCTCGCGGTAGAGGAGGGTCTTCGGGCGGGTGCTCTTGGGCTTGGGCGGCGGCAGCTTGCCGGTGGGCAGCGGTGCGGGCTGCCAGGGGCCATCGGAGAGGAGCTGAAAGCTCAGCTGGCCATCGCAAGGTCTGTGGCGCTGGGGTTTGGTCATCACCATGCGGCGGCCTGCCCGTAGGAGACAGCGGCAGCGGTGCTGATCGCTGGGCGTGAACGGAGCCAGGAGAGGCCTTGGCTGAGCGCGTCCACTTGGTCGTCGTGGGCGGCATTGGGGAAGGCAGCGGCCTCTTCAATGAGAGCCGAGGCCCAGCTGCTGCGCTCCGGCAGGTAGACGTTGCCGGCCTCGATCATGGGGGAGATCGCTGAGGCGCGCGAGAACTTCCCGCCTTGCGGGTTGACCGCGATCAGGCCGGGCACCTTGGTGCGGAGCATGGCGATCACAGCCGGGCCGTTCGCCTTGTCTTCCACCACCGTGGCGACAGGCTTGTAGCGGTTGAAGGTGTTGACGATGGCGGGGATCGTCTCGGTGATGTCGAGGCGGTCGCGGATGCAGTCGAGCAGGTAGAAGCTGGCGCCTTTCTGACCGATGACTAGGCCCACCACGTAGTCGGTGTTGGGGCCGTCTTTGAAGGTGAGATCCCAGCTGGTGATGATCCGGTCGAGTTGGGGCAGTTCGCGGTAGGTCTGCCACCAAGAGCGCTTGAACAGACCACCGGCGGGTGGGGAGGGCCGCTGCTGAAACAGGGCATTGAAGCCGTATTCACCCAAGACGCGGCGGCGATCTTGCAGGGCGGTGAGGTCGTAGCGCTCAGGGCAGAGCGCAGCACCAGGTGTGCGGCCGAGGGGATCGTTGTCTTCTGCGATGGCGGGCAGGTTGACGACGGTCCAGCTGTCGGCGTCGTCGGAGTTCAGGATGCGGCCGGCCAGGTCGTCTTCATGCCAGCGCGTCATGGTGAGCACGACGGCACCACCGGGTTCGAGGCGGGTGTAGAGGTCGTCTCGATACCAGTTCCAGACGCGCTCGCGGTAGGCCTCGGATTCAGCCTCCTCGCGGGATTTCACCGGGTCGTCGATGATGATGCAGTTGTGACAGAGCAATCCGTTGGCAAAGAAGTTGTGGTTGTCTTTGACTTGGATGTCGTAAACAGTGGCCTGTCTGCGTAGTCGCTCAACCATGGCAATGGGTTCGTAGATCGCTTGGAATCCAAAGCCCTGTGCAACCTGAAGTGACACGTTCGGCAGAGCGTTACCAAGTTGGTTGCGCGGTTGTTCATGGGCCAGTTGTCGATGTGATGAACATGCAGATAGTCGGTGGCCTTGCAGTTCACGCAGGCAAACCCGTCTCTTTTTTTGACCAACTCGCGCATGATCCTGAACGCCTTGGCCGAATGAGGCTGCGCACGCAATGGCGTTGCCCCATGCTTCCATTTGGGGTTTTGCTTGCCACTCATCAGCCTTGAGTGCCCCCTGTTCTTGCAGTCCATGCTGCAATAGGTTGCGAAACCGTTTCCTACGCCCCTCCAGAATGCTTTGAACTCGCAGTTGCACTCTGGACAGCGCTTGATCACAGGCGGATGCACTGGCTGGCGTCTTTGCCTCAACACGGGCAGGCAAGCATCGCAAAACTTGCGATTGTGCTTCTTGCGAGCCCCGCAGACACAGACTGGACAGTTCTTGATCGCGTGGTGAGCTTCGGAGCAAGGCCGGCTGCAATAGATGTCCTTGTGACCTTTTGCCTCCCACTTCCTGAAGTCGTAGGCCGCCTTGACTCCGGTCTTCTGGCACCAAGAGCATGAGAAGCTCACCGGCGGAAAGTGAAGACGCTTCCCGATAGTCTCCGGCCACGTAGAAGCGATGGTTTCCCGTAGCTTCAACCACTCGTCCAGAGGCAGTGGTGATTCGGTAAAGCCAAGCTCCCTGACGTACCTGGATAGCTTGGGCTTCTTTGTACTCAAGGCGGCCGTTTTTATAGCTCAGTATTTTATCGGGCTTGGCGCCAACATTGATCTGTTCAATGGGTACAGATCCGCGTCTTGTTTGCACCATGGTTCCTGCAGGTAAGCAGTTGGCACCAAGGCCGGTAATACCACCACCCACACCAACAGCCCGCAAGCCGCCGCCTGATGCGGTTTCCCATTGCTCAACGGCCTTGCGGTCGGAAGCGATGTTCATCCGCTCTGAAGCAATCCGCCGAGCCTGCCGGCTGAAGGTATTAGCCAGCGTCTGCGAATAGGCCGCGATCACCACGCGCTGCGTGGGGTCTTGCTCTAGGCGATACACCGGGTAGCGGATGGTGCCTTGGTGGCTTTTGCCATGACGGGGCGGCACGGTGACGATCAGCCGCTTGAGATCACCAGCGGTGATGGCGTCGAGGTAGGTGCGGATGTAAGCGAGGTGCGGCCAGTCCCAGTTGTCGTTGGGGGAGACCTGCTTGAGCCAGTCGTAGAAGGAGAGGCGCTCTACGGGCTGGGTGGAGCGGTCGTTGAGAAAGGCCGTGATGGGCTCGGGCTTGCAGATACCAGCAAGAAGCGATGCCATCAGGACATCTCGAAGCGGAGCAGCTTCGCTTGGTCTTCCAAGGCCTTGAGGGCGACACCGAGCTGATTGGACTCGGAAGCGCGGCGTTCGTATTCCTGCAGGCGCGCGATAGCGGCTGCGAGCCATTGGGGGCGCTCTAGCTCAGCGTCAAGCTGCATGAGCTGACGAGCGCGGGCCATGTAGTTTTCGGCCTGACGGTCACCAACACCCCAGGATTCCGAAGCGAATCGAATGATTTGGGTGCGACTGTAAGCGCGCAGAAGGAGGTCGTAGACCGTATTGATGCGGTCGTCTATTTCGGTATTGGTTGACTTTTTTGCCATGGCCTGAGTTTAACCGGAGGCCGGCATGAAGAGTGTGCCATCAGAGGACAAGACAGTGAGGCGAAGCTCAGCATCTTGTGCATTGAGCGCCCAGATGGTGCCCATACGGGGGAGGGTTTCTGGGGAGACGGTAAAGGTGAAGAGGTAGCTGCCTTCGGTGTTGTCTTGCGAGGAGGTGGGGATGTAGAGGCCGGTGAGGCGGAAGGTGGCGAGGAGCTGGCGAGCGATGTATTCAGCTTCAGTGAAGGTGGAGTCGTCATTGAAGACGAGACCAAAGGGTTCACCGGTGTAGGGGTATTCAGCGACGACGGACCAAGGCTCCATGGTGCCAAGGCTGAGTGGTTTAGGTTGCCGCGAGGGGAATGATGGTGATGAGGGCACCGGGTCGTTCTTCTGTGGTGGTGTAGCGCTTGTGGGCGGATAGTTGAACCACTTGAGAATCGTCGTGAAGAAGAGTGCCAGTGAGGGCATCAAGCACGGCACGGGAGAGCTTGTCGATGTCGCCTTTCTGCTTAGAGGTTAGGTGGAGCGGAGCTTTAGGAGATAGGCCGGATTTGTTGTAGTGGCCTTTGGGGCGCAGGAAGCGAAAGGTGATGGAGATGGAGACGGGTGCGGTGGTGAGGGGGTAGTTGGTGGCGAGGGCAGCGTCGGTGATGTGTGATCGCCAGGGGCGCAGGCGCTTGTTGGTTTCGAGCATGACGCCATTGGGCATGGCGCGCTTGGAGCCTTGTGTGGCGGCCTCCATGCCGATCACATCGAAGGTGATGGCGCTAGGCGCGGAGGATGATGGTGGCGGTGTTGATACGCCTTTGTTCGCGCTCGATGTACCAGCGCTCTGCTGTGAGGGCGCGGGCAGGGTCTGCGGAGAAGGTGCCATTGACGGTGAGGAACTGACCGCAGAGGGAGACCAGGCGACAGGGTTGGTTTTCAGGCCGCTTGGTTGTCATCCGTTGGTTTGCCAATGGCGGTGATGGCGGCAGCGACGATGGCTTCAAGTTGACAGCGCGGGATACCGGAGACGGTGCGAGCAGCGGCTTCGATAGCGCGCTGATAGGCGGTGAGGTTGACGGGGAGAGTGGAGGCTTTGAGCTTGGTGGGCATGGGTTGGCGTGATTAGTGAAGGTGACTTCAACGCCTGGCGCCGTTATACCCGCACTCAGGGCAATGGATAGCCCACTGCGGCGGCCAACTTGCAAGACAAACTGATGGGTTGGAATCCATCAGCTCAGACCCACAATCCGGGCAGGCAATGCCGTTCTTGACGGGTCCGGTGGTGAAAGTCCACGCGTGCCGGTTGTGATCTTCTAGAGATTTCAGGGTCATAAGTGGGTCTGACTACTGGGTTTCAAGTTCAATAGCAATAGCCAGAAGTTCGGCTCGTATTGCTGCTGCGTTTACATCACAGCAAGAATCATACGGAAGACGTGGCGCTGGCACCACCTGATCCGCAGCAGCTCGCAGGGCGGCAGCGGCCAGTGGTCGAGCCCTAATGATCTCGCCCTGTAGTTGAATGCAGATTGCCAGCTCGGCATCAACGGCCTGTGCGGCGGGTGAAAGTTCAGGCATAGAAGGGGAAGCTGTTCGTAAACGGGCAAGTATTAGCCGATTCCTGTTTTCAGGTAATACATGGTGATACCTGCCATGTGCTACAGTGCTGGAGCTGACAGAAACCAGCAACGCGGCTGGAGTGAGATCCAGTTGCAAGAGCGGCGGGTGTGACATCCTGCCGCTTTTTAATGCTTTTAACAGTGAGAAGGAAATACGACAATGCTGTCGGGAAGTTGTTCAAGGGCGCGGCGGATGGTAGCCAGGGCGTTGTCGTCCAGATAGTCACCTTCAGGATCAGTGCATTCGTCGATCAGAGCCAACGCCTGCTCCTTCAAGCTCGGTGGCTTGGGGCGGCGGGCAGCGCGGAGTTTGTAAGTGTCCACATTCAGATCAGGATCCTGTAGCCACTCACAGCACGCCTCAAGCTCTTGGTCTGCGCCCCATTGGGCGGCGCGGATGGTAAGAAAATGCTCTAAATCGCTGAGTTCGCCGCCAGCAGTGCAATCAAAGTGCTCACCAATCCACTGCAGGACAAGCTCCGATGGCGGTGGGGTGATGGGATGTTGTTGTGTCATGGGTGATTAGTGGTAATGACTACGCGGTGCGGACTTCCCAGAAGTGTTTGATGGTTACCGAGGCCTCGCCCAAGGCGAGTGATAGTCGTTCAGATGCCTTGAGCTGCTCGCGTTGCTCAAGGATGTGCTGCGGGTAGGTGACGGACTTGCGAGAGCGGCGCGTGATCTTGCAGTCGTTCCAGGTGAGTTGCTCCTCTGCTTCACCCGCTTCCACCAGCTGATCAAGTTCATCGCAGATAGCATCTATCTCCGCTTGCGTTTCTTTGAGAAGGTTCTTGAGAAAAACCAAGCGGTCTAGCTTGCCGTCAAGAGAAGGCGGTGTAGACGAGAGCAGCGATGAGGATGCAGGTCCAGAGGAAGGTGATGAGATCGCCATGACGCTCAAAGAAAGATTGCGGTTTGGAAGGTTTGCGGTGCGGACGGGCAGGCACTGAGCTGAGGGGTGCGGTGCGGGAATAGGTGCGGCGGTTGCTGCGGGTGATGAAGGGAGGCAGAGAGGGAGAGGTCATGAGGTGGGTCTCCAGCCGTTGCGGTAGGCGAGGGTGATGAGGGTTTGACGGTTGTGGGAGAAGCAGGGGATGCCGTGGTCGTTGAGGAAGTCGGCGGCGTCTTCTTCGTGGATGTCGTTGGTGACGGCCTGCTCCAGCAGAAAGGCGAGCTGCTGCTCGTTAGCGCTAGTCATTGGAAGCAAGCGAAGGAGTTGCGATCTGCTGCGCTGAGGCACTCATCGGCCCAGTCGTAGGGCTCAGGCTCTGGAGCGCCGGGGCGAAACTGGACGGTGTAGGGAATGCCGGCCGCCATGAAGGTGGCGTGCATGTCGTCAAGTTCTTCCTCTTGGCAGTAGTCCGACAGGATGGCGCTGCTGAAGAGATAGCGCTCAGCCCAGTCCGTGGAGGAAGGGAGATCTGGAAGAACCGTGCAGAGAGGGTTCATGGGTGGTTGTGCGGTGGGGTCGCCCCCTTGATGCAGACAATAGGCTAGCCAACGCTAGGCGTCAAGCCTTGGCTAGCGATTGGGTGCCGGGATTCCGATGGAGCCGCATGCTCCTGCCCTAATTCCCCTTGCGGGTCTTGTATTCGGGCCATCCCGGCAGCTCTAAGAGTGCCACGGGATGGGCCTGCAGTGGACTAGCGGCGGCTGATTAGCGGCCTAGAAGGGGCGGAACCGTGCGGCGTATTCCTCGCAGACATCCAGCCAGGCCTGCAGGCACTCATCCGCGCTGTGGGTTTGGATCACCAGGCTGCCGGGCCGTGACCAGAGCGTGAGGCAGCGGGAGATGAGAAGCTTGTAGTGGTCGCCGATCATCTCCACGCCAGCGCCGAGTTGCGGGCGGGTGTCGTAGGGGGTGGAGCGCTCAGAGCTTTGGGTTTTGAGGTCAGCGATGCCGTAGGTGCCATCGGCAAAGCGGATCACCAGATCGGCAGTGCCAGCGACGTTGCGGCGCAGGCTGTAGGCCATCACCTCAGCGCCGATCACGGTCACCTCATCCCATAGCTCATTGCTCAGCAACGGCTCAATCCAGGCGCCGTAGTCACCATGGGGCGCTGGAGACAGGTTCGTCGGTGGGTTGGGGTTGAAGCGCTGGTGCGCCATCACCTCCAGGGCCTTGTGGATCGTGTTTCCCCGTGGCTCCCAGATGTGACGGCTGGCCATGATCGCCTCCATTTGTTGAGGCGTCTTGGTCACCGCTGAGATCAGGCTCGTCACGGACACGGGGAACTGGTGGCCATTGGAGAGGCGGTAGGTCCACGTGGCTGGGTCCCTTGTTAGCCCTAGTGGCTGCAGCCACGTCGAAATCGCGGGGGCTGATCGGTTGGACGGCTTCGCCGGTGTTGGCGGCGCGGAGCGGGTTGGCATAGGGAGTGGGTGGTTCGTAGGTGGGAGAGAAGAACCTGGAGCGGCGGGCTTCGATCAGGTTGCGCTCGTAATCCGGCGATGGGAAGTCGAGCTGCTCAACGGTCCAATGGCCGGCATTGATGCCGCGCTGCAGCAGGGCCTGCACGCTGCTGAGATCAAAGGCTGGCTGCATCAGCGCACCCTCCAGATCGGTTGACGGCGGGCGTGGCTGCGAAGGCTGGTGCTCTTGCCGAGGCGGCCGGTGTCGATCAGGATCCCGGCCTTGACCAGCTGATTGGTCAAGCTGCCCCAAGCGTTGTGGTGATGGGGGCGGATGCCGGCCTCTTCGCAGACGCGGCGGAACTCCTCAGCCAGGCATTCGGTGCCTGAGAGGCGCTGCTGGATGACGGCCTTGGCCTGCTCCATGAACTCAGGGCCGGCATGGGCGCCGACCGCGGCGATGGCGTGATCCCTGGCAGCCTCGCTAGCGCTAGCAGAGAAGTCAAACAAGGGGCCGAGGCTCATAGCTCACCCCTCTGCAGTTTCCGATCCTTTGCCGCATCAAAGCGTTCTTGCTCGCGGTCCTTGCCCCGCTGCCAAGCCTCAACCGACTGGCCTGGCTTCGGGCCATTGGCCTTCAGCTTGATGGTTTTGAAGGTGGTGGCTGGCACCCAGTCCTGCTTGCGCTTCACCATGCCACCTCCTGCAGCAGTGGGTTGGTCACGGGCGGCTCGGGCGGCAGCACCACCTGGCCCGGCACCGGCTGCGGGTGGAACAGATGCGGCCGTTGCATCCGCTCCGGTAGGTCGGCTTTGAGGCCCCACTCCACGTTGGCGCGGCCGTTCTCGTTGCGGAACACGTAGTTGAGCAGCTGCAGGTCGAGCGGCACGTCTTCTGGTGGGTTTGGATCTAGGCGGCGCTGGCCGGCGGCATAGAGCCACACCTCACGGGTCAGCTGCTGCTTGGCCGGCTCAGGGAAGGTCATCCACGCGAGCGCCATGGCGGTTTCATCCCAGGGCTTGAAACGCGGCAGCGTGCGGCTAAGGGCCTGCAACACCTTGCCGAAGTCTTCCTGCGTGATCATGCGGCCTCCGGCTCGGTGGGGAACATGGCGAGGAAGGAATCCATCACCTGGCGGTCGCGGGTGATCGAGTCCACGTAGCCGCTCGGCTGCCCCGAGTTAGCCCTAGCCGCAGGTGGCTCGAAAACATCGCCCCAGCCGCTCGCTATGGACCGCTCAAGGGCCTCCCGCCGCTGCTCAGGGGTCCAACCACGCAACTTGGTGCAAACGCGCCTCCAGACGCCTTCTGAGCGCACCCCCTTCTTGACCGCCCACCATTCGGGCAGCAGCTGCTGGCAATCGAGCAGGTCAGCGGGCACCAGATCGGCGCTGATCGCCTTGGCCTTGTAGGGATCGGCCTCGCACGCGCGCGCACGCGTCTTGGTTTTATTGGTTTTGGCTGTTAATTCTTCTTCTATAGAAGAAGAATAAGAAATAGAGGGAGACCCGGCTGCGCTCGGTTCTCCCAGAGTAATGGGCCTGTCAAGGGAATCCGAGGCCGACTGCTCAATCAGCAGACTGCAGAACGCAGGCACTGACAGGGCTTTGGGCTTGTGTTTCAAGATGTAGTCGTACAGCTCAGGCTGCACTGTGAGGTTGATCCGGGGCATCACCGATTGGCACTGATTTGAACCGATCTGAACCGATCTGCACCGTTTTGCACGGATTTGAACGGATCGGTGCAAAAGCTAGCCAGCGCTAGCCACGGTGACAAGACATCTCAGCGCTAGTCGATTAGTCCCTTGCGACCCGCTGCGGGACTGCTGCATTCGCGCATGAAAAAAGCCCCTTGCGGGGCCGTGCATCAGGCGGCCTGGCCAGGCCAGCGCTTCGGGATCGGGGGGCTGTTGTCTGGGTCCGTGAGCGCCCGCTCCAGCAGGTAGGCCGCCAGGTTGCTGATGGAGCGCCCTTGGTCGTTGCTCTGCTGGATCAGGTTTTCAGCGACGTGATGGGAGACGGTGATGGTGAGGCGCTGCGGTCGGCGCGAGAGGTAGGCAAGGCTTGCGGTCATGATCGGATGTGCAAGGGCTAGCCGTCGCATTGCGGGACTAGCGCGAAGCACAACCATAGACTGCGCTAGCGAGAAGCAATGAAGATGGTGCAGATCTGCAGCGCGTCAACCACGACAAAACGCCCCAAGGGCACAAGCCCCTGAGGCGGTGGAGCGTGCTGGCTGCAGGGGCAGCAGCAGGGCTCAGGAGGCGATCAGCTCCCGCGCATCCTCCAGCGCCACGAAGGCCTGATCGAGGTGCCAGCGAAAGCGGCTCAAGGGGTCGCTCAACACCGCAGGGAGGTCGTAGAAGGCTTGGGCGTCCTGCAGGCAGAGGCAGGCTTCGCGGACACCAGCACCGAGGTTCTCGTGGGACTGGCCGGTGCTGCTGAGCAGGTCCAGCAGAGTGCTGCGGCTGATGGGCTGAGCAGTCAGTGCGGAGGATGCAGTGTTCATGCGGCTTTTCGGCTGTGGACACAGGCCAAGCAGCTCTGGCGCGACTAGGCCTGTAACCACACAATAGCCCGGAGCGAAGCCTAAGAATGACGACGGCGATCTACGCCCGCGTCAGCACCGAAAGCGACGACCAAGCCAACGCCTTAGAGCAGCAGCTGAGCCGCCTTCGCGCCTATGCCGCCGACATTGGCGAGCCGGTGGTGGAGTTCGTGGATGTGGGCTCCGGCACCCGCGACGACCGCCCCCAGCTGCAGCAGTTGATGGAGGCCTGCAGGGATCACCTGCTGAACACGGTGGTCTGCACGCGCCTGGATCGCATGAGCCGCTCGTCGGTGCATGGCGGCAAGCTGCTGCGGCTGTTCAACCAGGAGAGCTGGCCCAACCTGATCTGCCTCGATCAGTCCATTGATCTGTCGTCAGCCATGGGGCGCTTTTGCGCCAACGTGATCATGGGCATGGCGCAGATGGAATCCGAGCTGATCGGAGAGCGCGTGCATCACGGGCAGATGTATGCCCGCAAGCAAATGAAGCCGCAATCGGGCAAGCCGCCCTATGGCTATCGCTACACCGAGCAGAAGCTGAACTACGAACTCGATCCAGAGACCGCACCGATTGCACGGCGGATCGTGGAACGCTTTTTGCAGTGCGCCAGCTTGCGCGAAGCCTTTGATTTTCAATACAAACAATGCGGCCAAGCGTTTCGCAGCTTGGAAGGGTTGCGGCGATGGTTGATGAATCCAGCCATTGCAGGCAGCCGGGTGTATGGAACGTGCCGCTGGGTGATGGATGAGGAGGGCAACAAGCGGCGGTTATTGCACAAGCCCGGCCAAGTGGATGAGATTCACCCCCACGCGCATCCAGCGCTGGTGTCGCACGAAGAGCAAGGGGAGATTCACAAGATCATGCGGATGCTGCGGGGCCGCGCTTCAACGCCGCTGCGCAAGCGCCGCAGCCGCGTGTTGACCGGGCTGGTGTATTGCGGCCATTGCGGTGGGTTGATGCGGCATCACCAAGCACGTCCGCAGGGGCCGGTCTACATCCGCTGTACGCATGAGGTGTGCCCGATCCGGCCTCGCAAGCACATCCACGAAGAGAAGGTGCTGGAAGCTGTGATGGAGCGGCTGTGGGAGAAACGCGAACTGCTGGCCTACGGCAGCGTGGTGGATGAACTGCGGCTAAAGCAGCAGCTGAGCCCAGAGATCCAGCAGTTGCAAAGCCAGATCAGTGACCTGCGCCTGCTGGATGACCCCGATCTAGAGGAGGTGATTGGGCGCAAGGAGGACCGGCTGAATGCGTTGCTGCAGGAGTGCATGAACGATGGCGGCAGCCGGTTCAGCTTGAAGGATGCGCTGGAGGCCTTGGATCAGCCCGAGGCCTGGGCGGAGATGACCAAGACGTTGGAACAGACGCGGCACCTGATGACGGATTGGGTGGAGCGGGTGGTGGTGACCGATGGGGTGGTGAGTGAAGTGCGGCTAAGGGCCGGGGAGGCGGCTGCCCATTCCTAGGGTTAGGCTAGCCGCTAGCGAAGCCTCTCCATTGGATCACGACCGCTACAGCCACCCGCCGCTAGCCGCGCGTCAACGCTTTGGTCGCACCTTGACCGCGTGGTGCAACCGCAACGGCTGGATCCACAGCACGCTGCATGAGTGGGGCGAGCAGGCGGGCTTCCCGGCGGTGCGCGATTCGAGCTTCAACAAGCTGCAGAACGCCAAGACCGATCAGCCGCAGCCGCTGACTTTCATCCAGCTGGCACTGGCCAATGCGCGGGTGGCAGCAGGGGACTACAGCGGCGTCAGCGACCGGCGCCTGAAGGATCGCCTCAAGGATTCTCAGCCCATCACCGATGCCAACGGCGTGCCGTGGCGGGCGACGGAGTTTTTTTCGCACTTTGTGGGCGAGCTGGAGGCCCCGGAGTGGCTGCAGCAGCCCGAGCCGCTGTCAGCCGAGGAGGCCAAGAGCTTGAGCGCTGAACATCAAGCACGCTTTGAAGCGATTGCCAAGGCCAAGATGCTGACGCCAGCGGTGGCGTGGAAGGAGCTGGAGCAGCAGTGCCAGAGCCTCACCAGCAGCCAGCGCGACCTGCTGCGCAACGTGCTGAGCGGCTGGCATACCTGGATGCCGAGCGAGTGGGAGTCGATCTGCCTGAATGGCTCCGACCCGATTGCCGATGCACTAGCGGCGTGGGAGAAAACGGTTGACGGCTAGCGTTGGCTAGCCTAGGGTGCAGGGGTGCCGCAGCGACGCGGCATCCGATACACCGCATCCATGACTGATTTCCCGCAACTTGGTGGGGTCATCACGCCTGATGACATCTCCACCAAGGGCAGCGGCTCCTATGCCGCTGACTATGTGAATTGGGCCAAGATCGCCCACCTGTTGCATGTCCACGCGCCGGGTTGGCAGTTCACGCTGAGCACCGCCCCCGATGGCGGCCACATCTGGCGCGCACCGGATGGCAGCGGCTATGTCGTCGGCTACTTCGCCAATGGCGAGCAGGTGACACCGGACTTTCCGCAGGCCTGCATGGACAACCGCAACAACCCGATCCCGTTTGAGCGGATCACGGCGCGGACCTTGACCGACACGCACCGCCGCTGCCTGTGCACCGCTGCAGCTTTTGCCTTTGGGTTGGGGTATGAGCTGTGGGCACGGGTCGAGGTGGAGAACCCGATGCGCGACGAAGCGCCTGCTGCGCCAGCCGCCGCTAGCGCTAGCAAGGCACCAACCAAGAGTGTTCCGGCCAAGCGCCCCAGCTCCCCCAACCCCGAGAAGCTCAACGCCGCTGAGATCCAAGAGCTGGTGCAGGCCGTGCTTCAGGTGAGCGAGGAGCGCCGCGCTCAGATCGTGCTGGCCTTCCAAGAGCGCTTCAGCTTGCCGCCGGGGCAGAAGGCCGCTGACTACATCAAGACCGCTGCCCACCGCGACTTCCTGATGGAGCAGCTCCATGCCGTTGCCGCCTGATGAG